TTCTTGGCATCGTCAACCATTGAAGATTTCTCGGCTTGTCTGCCACCAAAGAACCAAGCTACCGCACCAGTTACAAGTGCGGTTATAGTTTCGGAGATAGGGAATTGGCTCATGCGAATCCGTGCTTTGCAATTGTCGGAGTTACCTCGTACTTAGCTAAGTGAGCAGGAGGCGTTGCAGTCCACATAACATCAACGCAGTAGCCTTTAGATAAGACCGCAGGGGTCACTACCTTCTCGCCATCAATAACGGCATCTACCAAAGTAATATGCCCTAAGTCCACGGCATTCTCTGCGCCTTCTACTTGGAGGAAGCCTACTTGCTCGCTTGTTGCGTTTAGTTCTGCAAGTGCTTTTTCTTGTGTCGGAAATTCGTATTTCTTTATCATAGGGTTGTGAGTTGTGCTAATTCAGAATTTGAAAGGCGTTCGGTGTATATTGCTGCTGCGGATATGCGGTCGTTCAGGGCAGAAGTTCCGTCAAAAACTGAACCTAAATAAACATTTCCAACCGAGGCAGAAAATGAATTTCCACCTAAAGCAGAAACTAAAGAACCGTTGACATAAAAAGCAGTAGAAGATGCGCTGTAAGCAAATGCTATCTTGTAAATGCCAGTAGTTGTTATAGCAAAATTGTAATTTAGTGTTGATGCTCCCGAATAAATTACCCTGATAGTATTTGCAGATGCACCAGTAAATCCAATTTGAATCCTATTGGCTGTGGTGTTATTGCTAATTGTTAACATTCCCCTGACAACTGTGCCAAGTAATTTACTTACATCTACCTCCGCATACAAAGTTCCCTCGGTCTGCCCAATCAACCCACTCACGGATGAGAGAGAGATAACGTCAGCGTTACGGGTTTGTGTGGTTGCTACGGTAGGGATGTACGATGTGGCTACGCTGCCTGTTTCGAGTTGTGCGCCCCAAATAAATGCGCCATCCGTTCCGTTGCCCACAAACGAGTCGGGTACTGAAGCAGACTTTGCAAGGTTTATTCTAACAATTTCGAGAGGGGCTACTGACGTAAACGTAATAGCGCATCGAAACCATCCGTTTCCAGCATTTAAAATCGATGCAGTAACACCGCCACCAAGGCTGCCGAATGTACCATTTGTTAAATTAAATGATGCGCCATTAGTTGCTATTCTAAGTTGAATAATATCGATTTCACTTTTCTTGGCATAAACGGAAAAAGTGTTAGCCCCAATTGCACTGGTAGTAGTTTGGTCGATTCTATGCTGAGTAGATGTGCCTAAGCCTACTGCTGCTACAAGTTTGTCAGCAGTCAATGTGCCGTCAGGTGCAGTTGTATTATTTGCGGTAATGGTTGCGGTTACGGCAGACCAAGTAGTTTCAAAGGTTTGGCTTTGCAGCACTAAATTAGTAGCAGCAGGCTCGACCAACAAGCTACCACAACCCCCTCCAGTATAGTCTATTCTCGGTACTCCCGATGCTACGGATTCGATTAGTCCCGAAGCGTTCACACGGGTAGCCGTTGTGCCTCTTGTAACGGTAAAGTCACCTGCTCCCGATTCGGGTAGCTGTGAGTATAGCTTCGCTGCTTTGTAGCGGTCGGGGATTATTAGTAGTGAAGGTGTAGCCATTATAAGGTGGTTAGTGCTGCGAGTTCAGCGTTAGTAAGACGAGTCGGGTAGAGGGCAGCGGTGGTGATGCGGTCGTTGAGTTGCAGTGTTGTGCTTGATGTCTCTAACTTGCCAATATAAACACTTGAACAAGCGGGAACAAGACCGCTTGTATCCGTGCCTATTTGAGTGCCGTTTACATACAATACAAAGTCATTTGAAGCGTATGCAAAAGCTATTTTATAAGTTCCATTTGTTAAACCAGTTGATGTGTTTATATCTGCCTGAGTTGAGCCCACTTGAGTTACTAACGCCCTAATTCTATTTGTTGTATTAATTAAAAGGGTTATCCTATTGTCTTGAGTTCCATCGCTAATAGCCAAAACTCTTTTTGCGTTAGTCCATTCTGTTAGATTCACCTGCGCATAGATAGTACCGCTCGCTTGTCCAATCAAAGCAGATGCGCCCGTGAGGGATATTACATCGGCATTACGGGTTTGGGTAGCTGCGACCGTGGGTATGTAGGAGGTAGCGACTGAGCCGACTTCGAGTTGTGCGCCCCAAAGGAAGATGTCTCCCGTGCTACCGCCAGCTAACCCCCTTACCGCTACGCTTGTAATAGTAGCAGTTGAAGTAAATGTTTCAGCAAACCTTGTCCATTGCCCAGCAGTTATGGTAATATTTCTGCTAACATTACTGCCATCAACGACCGCAACAATTCTCAATGTAAAAGATACAGCACTATAAAGGTAAATGCTAAAAGTAACCGTAGTCGCTCCCAATGAAAAACTTTGTGTTACCCTGCTATTTTGACCTGCTATGTTCATTCGGTCAGCGGTCATTGTGCCGTTAGGTGCTGTAAAATCGTTTGCCGTAATTGTCGTATCAACCTGCGCCCAAGTTCCTGATACGCTAAACTCCTCACTCCTTAAAACTAAATTAGTCGCAGCAGGCTCAACTAAAAGACTTCCGCATCCACCGCCCGTGTAATCAATCCTCGGTACGTTGGCAGCCACGCTCTCAATCAGCCCCGAAGCGTTAACACGAGTAGCAGTAGTGTTGCGTACTACCGTAAAGTCACCTGCGCCTGATTCAGGCAGTTGTGAATACAGCTTGGAAGCCTTGTAACGATAAGGGATAACGAGTAGTGATGGAGTCATTGTTTTTAGTTTTAATTAAGATGCTCGCTTGCAAACGTAGCTTGATAACTCTGCATCAATCGCACCATCAAAGTCGCAGCGTGTATTGAAAGCATCGAAATTAATAAAGTCTAAGTTGCGAGTAGGCTGCAAAAAAAGCGAATAACGAGCAAAAAGGCAGTACTGAAAAGGCTGTGCGATTGCGCTGTCTAACACCGCACGCTCTAAATAAGCTGCATAGTCCAAATAAAAATCAGCAACGCCAGCAAAGGGGTTGCTATTCCTGAAAGGATAGCCAAAGCCGTAGCCTATCCTGCCCATTAGATATTTGTATATCCGATTACACTTCCAGCACTTACGGTCACAGCCGTGATGTTTTGACCTTTTGCGCCACGGATAACGATACCGCTTGCCAAAGTAGCACCTGATAGGTTATACAAAGTGACGAGGTTAGTGCCTCCTGATGTCAAAGCTGAAAAGGTAGCTGCTTCGTTTACTACTAAAAAGTCGTAGTTCTTCCCAGTAACCGCACCTGAAATGAATTCCATCGTGCCTACTGAGCCCATTATTTCCTGCAATATAGTTGCCATATCTTCTTTTCTTTTAAATGTAGTTAATCGGGAATGATGCAAATGCTCCTACTAAAGGGCATCTCGAAATTGAATGTTGCTCTCCAGCCAGCGACCTTGTCATCTCGTGCTTCTAAGAAACGATTGAGAGAAACGCTGCTGTTTAAGGTATAATTAAACTCGGGGTCGTCTTGGAAAAAAGAAATGTAGTCGGTAGCTATTTCCAGCATATCACTTATCACTTCGTCTTCGTTGTCCTTCCAATACCTCGCTGGGTCTGCATCTTTGTTTCTAACATCTTCAACCCTATCCATAAAATAAACACCCACGCTCATAGTTCTGCTGGTGCTTGCTGTGCTTGCTGATTCCAAGTCAACATACACCAAAGGGTAAACAATGCGGTCTAAGGTCGGCTCTTTTAGATTGGTGGTGTTATCCGTGCCAATCGACAAAGGGTCACCACAGCCAAAGCTATTTACCTGCTCGTGCGCTTGGCTTAACTTTAGTAGTTGTGTCTTGATTTGATTCCAGCTTGGCATAGTAGACCTTTAGTTTTTCGATGTTTTTCTTGTGAAACTTCATAGACAATCATTACAAAATGGATTATCCCCTTGGTATCTCTCCTGAAAAGAACGAGGGATTCTATAAGGATTGGACAAATTTAGTCCAGTCGAATAGTTATCTCTGCGAGGTCTAATCGTGTCCACCTTTACCGAAGGGTTGTTGAACAAAGGATAGTCGGTGCGGTATTCGATGAGGTATCTTGTGATTCTTTCGCTGTACCACTCGGCATCGTTCTTAGCCTTATTTATCAGCCTTTCGATTTCCTCCATTGACATCGCATCTGATTCCTCCGACCTTCTGCGGACCATGTTTTTGTTCATGTACTTAAACGCAAGAACGTGGGGTAGTTCAAAGTAAATCCACTCACGGATGGCTGGCTGGAGGTAATCGTATAACAAAGTTTGGTTCAAAGCCGTAACCGAACCGCTCACGATTTGATTCGCTATCTCTTTGTATAAGTCGCTGCCGATAATAGACTGAATGCGCATCTCTTGCACCTTTACGATTGTCGGTCGTAGTTGGGTATAAGATACGTTCTCGTTTATAATCGAGTTGGCAATTAAGTCTTGCTCGGTAATGAATAGTGCCTTTGTCATACTAATTCGATTTTGTTGCCCTTACGCACAACGATTTGCTGCTGCCAAATATGTCTGCAAGATGGTCGGCTTATGTCCGTGTTGGGAAGCGTGTACCAACCGCCTCTACGCTCCCAAACACTAAAGCCCATTATTGTACTCATTTGGTCAATGTCTTGACGAGTGTAAAGTTTATTCAGCTTTATTAACGTTCTGCAAAAGTCACGAGTTGTATCAATCACTTTCGCACCAGTTGCATCAGGTCTAAGGTCGTAGCGGTAACGTATCTCAAAAGCCTCGTCTGCTTCCGTGTCAGGCTCGTTGCTTATCCGTGCAATTCTATCTTGGATGGCTACACGACCTTTTGAGATAAGGTACTCAATCCGTTCGGCTACCTTTTCCAACGGCACTTCTAACTTTCTTGAGATTACGTCAGCATCAACCTTTTTAGTGCGTTTTATTTCAGCTAATATCTTCTTGTCAAGTTCTTTGTTTTCGGGTTCTACTTCCATAAATTCGGCTAACAAAGAGTTGTCGGCCTCGAAGCGTACTGGCTTGGACCTTAAGACTTGGTAGCCATCCGCATCCACTCCAAACTGCATGGCTACTTCCTCAAACTTGTCAAGGTCTGCGCTGAACTCGGTAGCAGGGTCTTCGTCAATGCCAAGCATAATGCTGCACTCCTCGTCATTTAATCCGTATGCGTTTTTCATCATTAAGCTGGCTTGCTCTTTGGAAAGTTTGCCTTGTGTAAACTGACGAACCACACGCATCATGCCTTGGTATTCTCTGCCTGACAAAGACCTTAAAACGCCATTCGTCAACTGCTGCTCTCCGACTGGAGGTAGTGCCGAACCAGTTGCTTCGGGTAAGGCTTCGCCTTCTGCCTTTGGAGGTAATGCTGCCAAGGCTCGTATTTCGTTTGGTGACATTGATTCCAATACTTTGTTGGCAACCAAAGGACTTAAAGCGTTGATGGCATCTGCTACCAATCTTGCGCCTCCAAGTTCCTCGGTTTCAAGTACTGGCAATCCAGCCTTTTCTCTAAGTTCGTCTTTAGTCGCTATCTGCAATAACGCACCTTCGGTCAATTGTTCGCTAATCGGCTCGGTAGGTTGTAATTTCAAACCAGTCACTCCGTTAAAAGAAGCGAGATAATTGATGCCTCTTTCGATTCTTTGCACCCTATCCTCAACGTATGTCGCTTTGAAGATTTCGTATGATTCAATCATTTCAGCACGACCGCCAAGCTGTCCTTCGGTCTTTACTCCGAATAGCATCGGCGAGGTCACTCGGTGCGCTACGAAGATTTCCTGCTGTACGGTCTTATTGAGAATGTCAAACTGCTTGTCTAAGTCTGAAGGAGTTAGCGGTGTGAGTTCGGGTTTGGTTTCAGGGCTATCCGAAAAGTTCACAAGAAAACGACCAGCGTTGTCCGTGCCTCCGAACTTCATTTTCATCTGCCTTTCAATGGCATCCGATTCTTCAGGGGTTGGGATTCCGTTTGGAAAGTTTATAAGATAAGAACCCCAAAAGTTGTTTTTGATATTGTTGACGTGGAAATTAGCAATCTCCACATCTAATTCAATGTAAGCCGTACCGCCCAAATACTCAGGCAAAGGGTAAACCTTAACGCCTGCGCTGTAAACTCGGTAGTAGAATAGCTGCTTTCCGATTCTATTCTCAGGGTCGAACGCTGGTATTTGTTCGATTTGGTTTAGTTGCGGAAACTGACGTACTCCGTATTCATCGTACCAATCGTAAACGAAAAACATCTTCTCGTCTTTGTCGGCACGAACTCTATGAAAGTCAACGTGGCATATCTTTGCGATACCGCCACCTCTTGACCAAGTAACCTCACAAGCAAAGCCGTTATAGATTTCCATGTCCAACGTCAGCTTTTGCGTCAGGTCGTTCATAGAGTCATAAGCATTCGGGAACGTAGGCGAATCAATAAAGGCTTTTGCAGCAGGTGTTTCGTTCTCTGCTGTCCATCCCTTACCTACTATGTAACCCACCTTGCCATTCACGATAGCGTTGTGCTTTGCGCTTCTACGGTAAAGATTTAAGAGGTAATTAGGGTAGTCGTTCTCAACTCCGTAACTTACCCATTGCTGGCTTTTGTTCTCTACAAAAAGAGGTACTTTATGCTGGTATCCTTGCCAGCTAAAGGCGAAGGGTTTTTTAGAACTCATTAATAATGACGTTTAAATTGTCGAGTTGATAGGTGCTATTATTATTTGAGCATTTAATATAAACGCCAAATTCATCATTGTTTGTAGCTTCAAGAACAAATTGGCACGGCAAAGTGATTTCGGTTTGAGAACCAGTAGATTGCTCAAACTCGCTGCCAGCAACCAGTTCTTCATTTTTAAATATCCCCACATGGATTCGTCTATTCGATTGAGCAGTTAAAGCAACGATGACGCTAAATCGAAACCACTTGTCTATTCCGTTGTATTTTACAACACCAGCACCAGCATCAAAAAGCGTTATTCCGTTGCGCTGAAAAAGAAGCGTACAATCTGCGCCAAGCCTTGCCCAATCGTCTTGAATAAGCGTGCCTGACTGCCCACTAATAATGTCAATAAATGCTAACGCACTCGGTGAATCTTCGATTTGTGTTGCAGCATTTTGCATCCACGTTCCAACTCTCGTTGCCGTGTTTGCACCTTGATTGGTTTCGTTCTTGATGACTAAAGCATCGGTTAGTAGTTGTCCCATTAGTTAAAGGTATAGTCAAAGGTGTTATCAAACGTGCCAGTAGATGGCTCGGCATAAGTAATTGTATTCGTTGCGCTTACAAAAGCCTGCTCGCCAATTTGAACGTAAGCTAATCCGCTTTCTACTAAGGCAATATCTCCTTCGTAAGCGGTGTATGTATATTGTCCTTTGGAGATGTCACCTACTGAAATTGTGAACTTGTCATATCGGCTTGTTCCAGCCGATTGATTTGCTACCCTCTGAATAGTAAACAAATTTGTTTCGTTTGTTGCGATTGACCGCAACTCAAACTCAAAAGTCAAAGGTATAAACAGCAGCTTGGCGTATGTAAGTAAGGTGCAGTCAACCTCCGCAGGGAATGCGCCATCTAAGTTGCACCTGCCGTTGTAGTTCTCAATGGCAATGTAAGGAAGTTCGGTAGTACACCGTTCACTCCAAGTGACTACGATTTCATTCGACTGGTTAGAATTTAAATACAGCATCTTAAAGGTAAATGTATCACCGAAGCGAATGATACAAATCCATCCTCTTTGCGCCCCAATAGTCTATGTTAAAATCGGTTTCTATTGTTTCCTTTAAATTGGCTGCCAAGGTCAAGCGTAAATCTTTCTCGTGGATTAAGGTCTTAATGTATTTGTGCCAATCTTTACTCCTTGCCTCACGGACTAAAAAGCCGTTTACTCCGTGTTCGATTATTGTGTTATAGGGGTACACATCGGAAGCAATTATTGCTTTGCCCATCGTGCCAGCCTCGACCAGTTTCAACTCACTTTTGCATCGGTTAAAGGTGGTATCTCTTAATGGTGCAAGGCAAACATCCACAAAGTTATACCCACCCACATAAGAATAAATGTCCGCAGCTTCGATTCTGCCGTAGTTCTGCTGCTTGCCGTTTCCACTAAAGATTTGCTCGTAAGCGTGATACATTGGGTTTTCGTTCCAGCCTCCTAAGTAAAGCCGATACAAGCCGTTCAACGACCTATCGTCTGCAAGGATGCCCATGCCCGATTCCATCAAGATAATGTCCTCATAGTGCTGTGCGCCACCAAACCAGCCGAACCTAACGAACTCACTCGGCTCGGTCTTAATCTTGTACTGCTCGTAACCCGAAAAGGTGCAGTTTGGAATAACTGAAACATTCGGATTTAAAATAGATACCTTTTCTTTTAAGTAAGCATTGGTGCAAATAACGTGGTCAACTACCCTAATATGCTCACGGATAATATTTGAGATTCCTTTCTCTCGGTAAACATTAACCATCGGGTGCCCTGATTCCAGCACCCAATAATCGTCAAGGTCAAGAATTAGAGTGACATTAAACTGCGTGCATTTATCCCGCAGCCATTTAATTTGTTCTGCTGTTTCGCCCCACATTCTACTTACTAAAACGATGTCCATCTGCTCGAAGGATTCATCGGATATTCTAAAGGGTTCGGGTGCTGAATAAAAGGTCAGTCCTTTGTACGCTGCGTCTAAATGAGCGTGTGGCAGTTCAAGTCGGTAAAGTGCCGAACCTGTACTTTGAACGTTGTGGATTAGTGCTATTTTCATTGTCGTTTAATAGTAAATGTATAAAGCATAAAAAAGGCGCACCCCTTAGGATGCGCCCGTGCTTGATTAACGACAACGAAGCACTATGCGTTAGTCAATGCAGCGATGATGCTTGATTGCACCTCACGCATTGGCTGTTCTTCCATACCAGTAAAGGTAACGTCAAAGCCGTTACGGTCACCGAAGGCAGTACCACTCTGACCAGTTCCTGCGCTTAGTTCTAAGCCGTTC